TTTGTGTTAAGGGGTCATTATTAGACTGTCGAACGGACCTAATGTAATAAGGCGCAAAACGTCCATGAATACCAGAAGAACTATCGACAAGCTGACTAACAGTACCACTCGGCTTAACCGTAGTGATTGCTGTCGAAGGGTTAACCCCCAGCTTTTCAGCATATTCTTTATTTGTGTCAACTGCTACTTGTTTCAACCTCCGTAACATTGCGGGATCAGGATTTCGTAGAATACGACAATCTTGAATACCTGTTAGTGATACGCCTAGCAAACGTTCTTCTTCACAATTCTTTTGCCAAATCTTACGTACATATTTAAAGTCTGTAAGAGTTGACTGAAGTGTTCCAAGAATAGTAGCCATACGAATTTTATGTGCTAAATCTTCTTCTGTATCGTCTTCACGGCATACAACCTCTGAAAGGTTGCATAGCTGATTTCCACGAAGAAGAATTTCAGCGCACGGATTACTACCTTCAATTAGAGAAGAATCTCGACGACCACCGTTGTTTTGCTTTTGAGCACCATAGCGACTAAAGATACCACGTTCACCAGAACCTGACTTCATTAGTGCAACCCATTCTTCTAAAAAGACTGCCATAGAAGGTTTTTGGTCATAAACAGCAGAGTTGTTTGCTAAAGCTCTTTGTTCTTCTGTTTCCCACCAACGACCTGACTTACAATCTCGTATTTCAGGATCTCCCAAGTCAGACATAGAGATAAGAGCAGACCTACGAACACCACCTACAACAACGATTTCAGCGATTTTACAAACAATATCATGCACCTCAATTGGACGTAGTTTACGCCCCGCAGCCTCTTTAAATGTTTTTGTTACAAAGTCAAAAAGATCCATAAGTGGTTGTGGACCAGAAGCCCTTCCACCCATAGTTTTAAGTCGTGCGCCCTCTGGACGTACTTTGCTATAATCCCATTCATGAATATTTCCTAAATATAAGTCTGCAATAAGTTTACGTAGAGCTTTTGCCCAACCTTCTGCGCTATCTTCTACTGAAATAATACGTTCTGTCTTAGCAAAAGCATCATTAACAATCGGTAATTTGTTGACGTATTTGGCTTCAGCACTAAAACCTACACCAGTACCCGCCATAAGTATAAACAAAATTTCATCAAATACTCGTGGGTGATCAACGGCAGCAAAACTACAGTTATAACCACGGAAGTGATTTTTTGCTAAAGCATCCCCTGCAGACCACATAGAGCGCATTGAAGGCATTACTTCGTGGTTGTATACTGCATCATGAATGCTATTAAATTCTTCATCAGTAAGCGTATTATTACTGACTTGGTCTTTCCAGAAACCGACTAAGCGATCTACTGTCTCTTTCCAAGTTTCACGACGACCTTCATCATCTAGATAACGTGAATATCGAGACAGGTGGATAAAGCTTCTGTATGGATCCATTTTATTTCCCCTTTAAAAGTAATGTAAGATTAATTATTCTTCGTTTTGTTTTTTTAGTTCTTCTTCTAATTCCTCAATCATTGTCTCTTTTTTGAAACGTTTATCAAGGTCAATACCGTGTACAGTATTTGCATACTCGTCTAGTTCATCTTTATTCATTGAAGAATAAGGCTTTTCTTCAGCAAGTGCTTCTAGAACTTCCTTTTCTTGCTCCATAACTTTTTCGCCATACCATAAAGCCTTTAATTCAAGTAATTCCTCTGGACTATATAGACGTAAAATATTTGGATTATTTAGATAATCATTAAATTTTTCATCAGAAAAACCTTTTGATTTTAATTTTTCTAAAACAGTCTTCATTAGTGAAATGCCTTTTTGTTATTATTTATTCTGTTAAAAAATGTATCAGCATAATAGTAAATCTTATCTATAAATTCATCATCTTCATTGTTAAGATCATCTGCCATTCCGTAAAGATAATCTTGAATGTTGGGGTGAAGATTCGAAATGTCAGCCCCTGAATCTAGAAGCTGACACACAATAGAAATTAATACTAGATGTTGTTCATCCATATTATAGGTAGATTTCCTGAGTTGACTCGAATTCATCCGATCCTTTCTTTAAGCGTCCTGTTTCAAAGTCGTAGTACAAAGATCCTGACGGGCCTGTGAGGCCAGTGTATCGACATTTGAGGACTTTTGTTTTAATAGTGTTCCGCTCTTCTGGGTTGTCTGACCCAACGTTTCTAGCAAAAGCGATAATGTCCATGCTGATTTGCTTAATAGAACCAGAGCCACGAATGTCGTCCATTGACGGTAGTTTACCTTCTTCAAAACTTTTTCCTTTATTATCTGTTTTACGCAAATGACTAATAAGACCAATCCATACTTCGTGTTTCTTAACAAGACGTAGTAAGTCATTCATAATCTTATCTATTGCTTCGTTTCCTGTAAGACCTTCAGCACCTTCGGAAGCCAAAATGGTGATATGATCCACAAATAAATACTTGCACCCACTAAGGCACATGTACTCAAGAAAATCCATAATAGAGCCATCTGAAATACTACCTTGGTGATCAAGAACCATAACACGATCATCACCAAATATATTATCAAATCCCACCTTAAGTTCATCTAACGGAATCTCCTCATTAGCTGGATTTTTCTGTATAGACATCCCTGCCATCTTACGAGCAGTTTCGGCAGGAGATTCTTCTAACGAGATGATGCCGATTTTATCGGGGGTACTTTGTAAGAGGTGGAGTCCAATTTCTCTGAGCAAAGTAGACTTACCGCTACCAGTGCCAGAGGTCCAGAGAGTAATTTCACCAAAACGCATTCCTTTTAGTTTATCATTTAGCCCTTCCATAAAGTCAGGATAAGGCACAGATTCAATTTCATTATACTTTTCAAGTTGAGACCAAAGTTCATCTTTAGTTAAAATACCTGCAGGTGTATAATCTACTGCATCGTAAATTGTTTTTAACACCTTATCAGAGTCTTTAATCCAAAGATCACTAGCATCTTTTTCACTACTCTTAGCTATTTTAATTTTATCATAACCAATTATACGAGCAGCTTCCTTAGTTGCTTCACGACCTGCATCATCATTGTCAAGCCAAAGTATAACTTCATCAAATTTTCTAATCCATTCACGCTCTTTAATAAGATCTTTAACGCTAGAAGCAGATCTTAAAGAAACTACTGGATAGAAAGTTTTATATTTTTTGTACCATGCTGATTGCACAGACATTGCGTCCAGTTCACCTTCGGTGATGACGAGCCTGGGGCCACCAGAGTACAAGTTTTGTCCAAACATTCCACCTTTAACGGTTCCGATGGAGGAAAAGTCTTTTGGTAGTCGTCTGACTTTGTACCCTGCCAAAGTATCATTATTGAAAAAGGGATAATAATGAGCATCAATATTACCATCAAGATCATAAGAAACCTTGACACCATAATGTTCAGCCACTTGGCGATAGATATTACGCTCTTTAAAACCACGAACAGGGTAATCATCTTGAACCTCCCGCAGTTTGTTAGACCAGTCTTTTTTAACTTCTGGTTGTTGCATGTAAGCCTCTTTAGGAGGGTAAAAGTTACGTCTACATGAAAAGCAAAAGGCAGACCCATCATCATAGATCTGTTTAGCATCGCTGCTACCACACTCTTCACACGGTTGATTTCTAGTGACTATCTGTCCCATTTTCTTCTTTCATTGTATATTCTGCTACAAATTTACTAAGTTCCTGACACAATAAAAATACAATTATTCCTATAATTGGATCAAAGAAAATAGTTCCTGTAACATAACCAAACAAAGTAATAATTAAGGTTAAAACACCTACAATATACAAGGCAGGTGATATAGGATGTATTGTCATTGTATTCTCTTTTTTATTTTGTTAACATAGCTACGTGTTCTTCGTTTTAAGTCTTCTTTAGGAATAAAACGAATTGCAGCAATCTGCTTATTGTAAAACTTATCACTAGTCATGCACTCACAAACCATTTGAAGATAGGCTTCTGCATAGTAAAGACCACCCTTAGTTTTATAGAGATCAACAATCTCAAAGCTAAAGTTTTCTTTACCGTACTTTTGTATATCTTTTTTGACATGACTAGAAGAACCAACGTAGGTTCTCCATGCCATTTCTTTACCATAGGTTTTAGAGCGCTTTTTACCGCCGTGATAAAACTGTTTCTTACCAATATAAAGCATGTTATTTACTCTATTTTCAATAAGATATAAAAAGCCATTATAGTCTTTAGGATCAAACTTATAAGGATAGTCCCAATGGCCTCTATTCGTACCATGTACATAATTCATTATAAACATCTCTATCTATTTTAAAGTAGTCATTAATATGTCGCCATATATGAATTAACCTACCATTAGCTATAAGATACTCATAACCTCTGTCTTTACCATAGTACTGTGCATAAGCTGCACAAACAGTTTGTTTAAATTCTTTAGGAGTTTCGTCTAATAACTTCTCAGCCTTTTTAGGACCAATCCCAGGAAGTCCTGGAATGTTATCGGTTGAATCCCCCATAAGAATTTGTTTCCAATAATGACGATTAGCGTCATAATTATTCACATCATAAAGAACACCCTTTCGAGGATTATAGTGTTTACCCTCAATACAGTCTAAATCTTTATCAACAGAAACAACAACAAAGTCCTTACCACCTTTGCGGCAATCTTCTGCCCAAGTGCGAACCATATCATCAGCTTCGCAATAATCAGTTAGTATACAACTATCATAATCTTTTGCAACGTCAGACTTCAAATCTAAGAACCATTCTGGTCTTGTTGATTTCGACTTACTGCGATTAGCTTTATATTCATCATATAAATCTACTCTGAAGTTGTCAGGGCCACCAAGGGCCATGACGTAGTCTTCAGCAAAAAGATCTTCATTGATAGCAGTAAATAACTCATCAAAGTTATTCCTTGCTTCTTCTTTAGTTTCTGCTCCCCAAATACTAATATATAAGAGAACATCACCATCAATAATTGCTATCATTAAATAGCTCCTTTTTGTTCTTTAACGTCAGCTATTTTTTAGCCTTAGAATTCTTCGTCTTGGTACTCCTTCCAAGATTCATACTCGTCATACAAACCCCAGTGATCAGAAAGATGCTCTGGAATTTCATCCATCCAAGATTCATCTTCAAAATCAATGTTATAGCTGTTGTCTTCAGAGTCCTCATACTCTCCTATAAAAGCCATTCCAGGCTCATAGTAAGAAGCGTAAATAGTAATATCGTGAGTTTGCTCTCCTGTCATATAAGCTGTAGTAGGTGGTCCCCAAGCAGTTTCGAAGTTAAGCACTAAAGTATCATCATCCTGAAGATCATAGTCTACATCGCTAACTTCCCATTTAGTCCCCCAAGCCTCAATAGCAGTACCATACTGCCACTCACCAATTGGAACAAGAAAGTTAAGAAACTTATCTCCTTTACAAGCCTCTATAATTGCTTCTAACTTTTCTTTTTTACCGTTAATTGTAACACTATTCATACACCAGTTAGGCATTTTTCTTTCCTTCTAATTCTCTACGTTCTAGTTTGTTAATGTTATTCATCATTACTTTATCAAGACTAACATTCATCTTGTTAGCAATAATAGTCACATACCAAAGTACGTCACCAAGTTCATCTAAAGTATCTTCAAGAGACTCAGCTTCAATTACTTCTTCTACTTCCTCTCTTAAACCATGAAACAAATAATCATGGTGTCTATGCCCAGGTTTATAAAACTCAAGCGCCATTTTTTCATAAAGTTGACAATTCATATTCATGCTTGTTTCCTTACTAGTCTAAATAGCCCTTCGGGGCTGTTGATAGCAGCAGCAATATCCATTAGCTGTTGCCATGTCATAACAATAACATCATACTCATTTTTATATTCTTGATATTGTCGAACAAATACTACGTCATTATCTCCAACGATTACCTCAACATCTTCTTGGGAATCATCTTCAGATAATACTGTTATTACTGCTGCGTCTTTTTCAAACTCTACTGAGTACAATTTTCACACTCCTGTTTAGCATCATCATAACCCTGACTTACACCGTCTTCATGACCCCGCCAATAAGCTTCATCTTCTATTTCCTCCTTTTCATCACGCCATTCTTCTTCCCATTCGTATTTGTCTTTATAAGATTCAAGACTTTCAATTAAATCTTTTTCAAGTTGTTGGATTTCTGATCTAACTTTTGGGCCAATAATCCACTCAAAAAGACCAGCATCTTCCCAAAACTTATCAAATACGTTATTTATTATAGTTTCACTAGGTGTTGTTGGCATTGCTTTCTCCTGTCATAGCTTCTCTCTGTACTTTTAAGATTACTTCGTAAGTATTAAACAGTTGTTCAAACTTCCAATGATAAAGTTGCTTTATACCTAATAAAGCATTCATTATTTCATCTGGAGTAGGCTCACGTTCACCATCACCTACTTGTTTAAAGATTGTTTCAATATCATCACAAACTGCCCAACAGTCCATAATGTGAGATTCTAGATCATAAAGTTTCATCTTTACTCCTCGTTTAAACAAAATTCACAGAAGTCTTCTTTAGATATATTTCCACAGGATACACAAATACCTAACTGTTTAGCTAGTTTGTCTACCTTTTCTTCTATTCGATTTAGAAGTTCGTTTACTTGTTCTGTTTGCGTTTTCTCGTTCTTTTGCACGATTACGTTCCTCTCTACTCATTGGGCGAATGTGGTCTTGGTACCAGACCTTAACCACCATATCACCATACTCTTTACCTTCTACATAAGGAAGGATTTTGCCATTACGCAGCTTAACCATTCCTTTAGTGTACTTCATAATAGTCATCTCCTATTTTGCAGTCTCCGCAAGTCATAATATTAATACCGACTTTCTTTGGTGCTTCTTCGAAACACTCAATAATAATATTACGAGCTTGCTCTGCTTGATCTTCTTTTACTTCAACTGTATGTTCGTCATGATAAAACAAAAGATGCTTAAAGTCTATATTGGCTTCTCTAAGCTTTTCATCAATCATTTGAACTGTGTACTTCATCACCACTGCTTCAGCGCCTTGGATAAGGTAATTAAGAGATTTATGTCTTTCCTCTCTGTTTAACTTAATAGGGCGTCCATCAAGACCATAAATATAGCCTCTTGTTTCAATAGCTTTGTTACACTTTTCTACAAGTTGTACTAGCTTTGGCAAAGCTGCTTTATACTTCTTAATAGCTTTTTTAGTTTCATTAACAGACTTGTTAATATAGCCACTAAGCTTTTGAGCACCTGCGCCGTAAAGATAAGCAAAAATAAATCGCTTAGCTTCATTTCGTGTACAACCAATAATATCTGCATTCATTTGATGAATGTCACCTTCAAGTACTTGTTTAGTAAATTCTGGATCATTCATATAATATGCTAATAGTCTTAACTGACAAGCAGCACTATCAGCACTAACCAACTTATACCCACGAGGAGAAATAAAAAGTCTACGAAATTCGGGACCAAGTGTGGCCTTTCCCGAAGGTAAGTTGGCAATGATTTTATGAGTCTGTCTAAAAGTAGGCGTGCCAATATTGAAGACGTCACCATGTAAGCGAGAATTATTATCAATGTGATCAAACCAGCCCTCCAAGATTGATTTGCGGGAACGTAGAGTATAGTACTCCATAAGAGCTTTACCTACGTCTCCCAGTGGTTCCAGTGAACTATCTGTGAGTTTTGCTGAGACTTTGATAAACTCTCCGTCTTTTCTTTTCCAGTTCCACTCATCTGGTTTCCATCCAATTGTCCCCAAATAAGACTTAACCGTATCAGTGTTACCAATATCACCAGACTCAAAGCTAACCCTACAGTAAGCTCCCAGGATTTTGGAATCATCAACAGTACTGCCCATATCAGGCCCAAACCAGTTGATAGTGTGGGCAGCAATCTTTCCTGCCTTCGTGTAAGTTGGAGTTTTTTCTTTCGCATAACGTTTACCTGTAATTGGTTCATGTTCACGTTGCGTATCGGGGTCAACAACAACTGCTTTACCTGATAAAAGAGGATTAATAAAGTTAGTAATTTCTACCATCTTTGTATCAATCGTATTAACAAGCACTTTAGCCTCTTCTGTGTTGAAGAGCCAACCATTCTCACACTGTTCTGCCATAATTCTATCAAGCTCCATCTCAGAGCGCAAAGCCCGAAGAATATCTTTAGAATTATGTTTGCCGATATAAGTCTTAAGTTCTTTAAGAAGATACTTATAAACTTTGGCACCAAGTCTAACGTCTTGTTTCATATAGTTAAACATTTCCATGTTAAACTCTTCGAAACCACCTTGATAGTCACCCTTATAGTCTTTGAAGAATTCACCCCATTGCTTTAAAGAGTGACCAAACCCGAACCTACGATAGTTAAGGACTTGGCTCATTACTTTAGTACACTGTACATTTGCTTTAGGTTTCCAGCCTGTTAGCTTTGCTAAAGCAGGAACATCATAGCCAAATGCGTTATGAGCTACAATAGTATCTGCCTTATCAAGCAATTCTAGGAATTCGCTTAATTGATTAGGAAGGAACCAGTGTTCTTCCCCTGTATCAATATTAACAGCACCTGCACAATGAAACTTTGACAACTTAGGAAGTAAGTTATCAGCTTCAATATCAAATACTAGTCTCATCTACTTGTCTCATTTCTTTTGACATGTTATAAAGAAGATAGGCAAGGCAATCTCCATAGGCATCTTCTAAAGTGCCTTCCCAAAACATTCTTGCCCAATACTCTAAGGCATTAGAAAGTTCCTCATAATTACCATCTCCAATATCAAATTCTAACTCATCAAGTGCGCTTGGATTCTTCATACATCATTTCCACTTCTGTTTCTCGATAGATTTCATAGGCTTCGTACGCCTTATGCACAGCTGCACGTATAGACATATCATTATGAAAGTCTCTATACATACGAGCCATTCGGCGTATATACGCTTGCTCAAACTTTTTAATCACCAATAAGTCCTTTTAATAGTTCTATATTGTTTTGAACGTTATCACACATTTCATCTAGCATGTCTGACTCATAGTTACAAGTCTCATGAAGATAGTGTTGTGCAGTATTTAAGGCTTCCAACGCTTT